ACCTGGTTATTATCCTGGTGACCAGGTATAAAACCCCCAACAAGAGTTTAGTAGTCAGGTTGACAACTTAGAATTCCCTACATAGTATAATTGTAGGCATTCTTTCTACGTATTCCCATGAACCACGAAAATATCGAACTCAGCACTCTGTCAAAGAGTTTTGAGTTCGAAAAGGTGTGTAGGACTATTGATGAACTTAGTGTAACAGACGCAAGAGAAACTGCGAAAGCATTCTGCAAATTATACTATAAACAACAAGAGGTTGTTGGTTCACTGGGATTGAAACCAATAAGTGAGAGTTTAAAAGACGATGGGGAACAATGACATCTATCTTGGTAATCCTAACCTAAAGAAGGCTAATACCAGGATTGAATTCACTCAGGATCAAATTGAGGAATTCATCAAATGCAAAGAAGATCCCGTATACTTTGCAAAAAACTATATCAAGATTGTTTCTCTCGACGAAGGTCTTGTACCTTTTAATCTCTACAAGTTTCAAGAGAAACTAATTCAACGATTTCACGAGAATCGATTCAACATCTGTAAGATGCCACGACAGACTGGTAAGTCTACCACTGTGGTGTCATATTTGTTGCACTATGCGTTATTCAATGACAGTGTAAACATTGGTATTCTGGCAAACAAGGCATCCACTGCAAGAGAACTACTAGCCAGATTGGCAACTGCATACGAGAACCTGCCAAAATGGATGCAACAGGGTATTCTTGTATGGAACAAAGGAAACATTGAATTAGAAAATGGCAGTAAGATATTGGCAGCTTCTACGTCTGCGAGTGCTGTCCGAGGTATGTCGTTCAACATCCTCTTTCTCGACGAGTTCGCGTTTGTCCCAAATCACATTGCTGACTCGTTCTTTGCCTCTGTTTATCCTACTATTACTTCTGGTAAAAGCACCAAGGTAATCATGGTGTCTACGCCACACGGTATGAATCATTTCTACCGATATTGGCATGATGCAGAGAGGGGTAAAAACGAATACATTGCAACAGACGTTCACTGGTCTGAAGTTCCAGGTAGAGATGCTGTCTGGAAAGAACAAACCATTGCAAACACTTCAGAACAACAGTTCAAGGTTGAGTTTGAATGTGAGTTCTTAGGGTCTGTTGACACATTGATTAATGTATCTAAACTTCGTTCATTGGTCTATGAAGATCCAATCAAACGAAACTCAAAAGGTTTAGATTTATATGAAGAACCAATTGCAGATCACGATTACATTCTTACTGTTGACGTTGCTCGTGGTGTGGGTATTGATTACTCTGCATTTGTTATCTTTGACATCACTACATTTCCACATAAAGTAGTTGGTAAATTCAAGAACAACGAAATCAAACCGATGTTGTTCCCAAGTGTCATCTATGATGTTGCGAAGGCTTACAACAATGCATTCATTCTCTGTGAAGTGAATGATATTGGAGATCAGGTTGCAAGTATCTTGCATTATGATCTGGAGTACCAAAACATTCTGATGTGTGCGATGCGTGGTCGTGCAGGTCAAATTGTTGGACAAGGTTTTTCTGGCACCAAAACACAGATGGGTGTTAAGATGTCCAAGACCGTGAAAAAGATTGGATGTTCAAACCTTAAGACGATGATTGAAGATGATAAGTTGATCTTCAATGATTATGACATCATCTCAGAACTCACCACTTTCATTCAGAAGAGTAATTCATTCGAGGCAGAAGAAGGTTGTAATGATGACCTTGCAATGTGTCTGGTAATTTATGCATGGTTAGTTGCACAAGACTACTTCAAGGAGTTGACTGACCAGGACGTTAGAAAGAGAATATATGAAGATCAGAGAGATCAGATAGAACAGGATATGGCTCCGTTTGGATTCATTATGGATGGAACTGAAGAGGAGTCATTTGTGGATGCAGATGGTGATAGATGGCACGTTGATGAATATGGTGATCGTTCTTACATGTGGGATTATCGGTAATGGATCTAGATGAACAGTTTGAATCTGGACATCTTCTTTTTCAACAGAGAACTTGTCGTGTCTGCGGAGAGACAAAAGATTTGACTGAGGGATTTTATAAGACTAGAAAGACAAGAGGAGATATACCATCTGCATATTCTTATGAGTGTAAGACTTGCACCAAGAAAAGAATCAAAGAGAGTCGTAAAACAGACAATGTGTCCTGGGCATATCCAGATTGGTGATGTTCATTGGCGATTTCCCCATTCAGAGACCTTGAAATTTATAAATATTTTTAGGAAATATGAGACATCTTTAGGGAGACTTACTAAATGGCTAACATCGGCTTAGTATCTCCAGGGGTAAAGGTCAGGGAGGTTGACCTTACCGTTGGTAGAATTGACGCTATCAGCGATCAAACGGGTGCCATTTGCGGTCCTTTTTCTCAAGGACCAGTTCTTGAGCCAATTCTCGTTGAGAATGAGCAAGAACTCTTAAGTATTTTTGGCAAACCAAGCGACAACGACAGACAGTATGAGTACTGGTACTCTGCTTCAAACTATCTCCAGTATGGAGGTGTTTTAAGAGCCGTTAGAGTCGATGGTGCTAACCTTAGAAACGCAAACGTGGGTGCAGTAGGTATTGCTACAACCACTACACTCAAGATCAAGTCCTACGAGGACTATCAGAACAATTATGAGTCTACCTCCTCCTACAGACTCGCTGCAAGAAACCCAGGAGATTGGGCAAACGGACTGAAGGTCGCAATGATCGACGGTATCGCTGACCAAACTCTGAACATCGGAGCACATGCCGTTAATCACGTTTCGGTTGGTCTTGCTGTTACTCAAGCAACCAGTTCTGTAGTTGCAGGTGTAGGTACAGAAATCACGAATGATGGTTATCTGCAAGGTATCATCGTTGGTACAGGAACCAGCACAATCGACATTAAGGTTGTCAATAGAGTATCCGCTGCAGGAACTATTTTCCCAGTTGAATACACTGAAGGTGGTGCATATGCATTCACAGTCGGTACTGCAACCAGCACTGGAAAATTCGGTGTACCAGGAACCGCTGGTGTTTCAATCAGCACAGTAACTTCTACAATCGCAGCACCTGCCGCAGGTCTTTCGACAGTTGCATCTGTAACTTCTCAACAGGATTGGTACGATAACCAGTTCATTCAACTGGACAACGGACAGATCCTCTGGAAGTCTGTTGCAGAAAAACCAGGAACCAGTGGTTATGCAGCCGCAAGAAACTCCAAGAACGACGAAATTCACGTTGTTGTTGTTGATGACAAAGGTTCTATCTCTGGTAACGCTGGAACAATTCTTGAGAAACATGCCTTCCTTTCCAAAGCAAAGGATGCAGTAAACTCCCTTGGTGCTAGAGTATACTACAAGGAATACATCGCTGACAACTCTGACCAGATTTTTGTTGGTGTTGCAACGGGTAACGGATCCATTGCATCTGGTATTGCTACGGCATTTACCGCAACTTCCACTGAAAACGTCTGGGGCACAGATGCTCAAGACATTACTTTCAACGGTCTTGGTAACACCCTCTACAAGTTAGGTGGTGGTAAGGATTACTCTGGAACAAACAACGAAGGCGGTTATGCAACCACTCTTGGTGACATCATCGGTGGATATGAGTTGTTTGAAAATGAGGCAGAATACTCTGTAAACTTCCTCATCAACGGACCTGGTATCACAGGTAGTCTTACACAGTCCCAAGCTAAGTCCAACAAACTGATTCAACTGGCAGAATCCAGAAAGGATTGCCTCGCAGTTGTTTCTCCTCACAGAGAGTCTGTTGTTGACATCACAAGTCCAAAAACTCAGACAGATAACGTAGTCAAGTATTTCGACGCACTGACATCTTCTTCCTATGCAGTCTTTGACTCTGGATATAAGTATCAGTTTGACAGATTCAACAATAAGTTCAGATATATTCCTCTGAACCCTGACATTGCTGGTCTGATGGCTAGAACTTCTCAGGAACAGTTCCCTTGGTTCTCTCCTGCAGGTTCTCAGAGAGGTGCAATCCTCAACGCCGTCAAACTTGCATACAACCCAAGTAAGGTTCAAAGAGACACTCTGTACACCAGAAGAGTTAACCCAGTTATCTTCTCACCTGGTGGTGGTTTTGTCCTGTTTGGTGACAAAACTGGACTTGGTTTTGCTTCTGCATTCGACAGAATCAACGTTAGAAGACTGTTCCTCACCCTGGAAGCTACAATCGAAGTTGCCGCCAGAACTCAACTGTTTGAGTTTAACGACGACATCACAAGAGCGAACTTCCGTAACATTGTCGAACCATACCTCCGCGACGTTCAAGCCAAGAGAGGTATTTCTGACTTCGTTGTTATTTGTGATGAGACAAATAACACTCCTGACGTTATTGATGCCAATGAATTCAAGGCTGACATCTTCATCAAACCTGCACGTTCTATCAACTTCATCGGTCTTACCTTTGTTGCTACTAGAACTGGTGTTGCGTTTGAAGAGGTGGTCGGTAGAGTTTGATCATAACAATAAAACACTAACGGAGTTTAACCGAAATGGCTATCAGATTTAGAGAAAGAACCATTGATGATTTCAAGGGTAAGTTAGTTGGGGGTGGTGTACGCCCCAATCTATTTGAAGTTAACATTAACTTCCCTGCCGCTCTTGGAACACTCGTTTCTGCGGGTGGACTGAGTGAGCAAGCAGTGCAGGAGAAGATGCGCTTTATGATTAAAGCTGCTGAACTCCCTGCATCTAACGTAGGTGACATCCCTGTTGCCTTTAGAGGTCGCGTTCTTCACGTTGCTGGAGACAGAACTTTCGATCCTTGGACTGTTACTATCATCAACGATACTGACTTCTCCATTCGTTCTGCGATGGAAAGATGGTCGAATGCTATCAACAATCACGAGTTTGATTCTGGTAACATCGATCCTAACGCCTATCAGAGTGATGCAGATGTATTCCAACTTGGTAGAAAAGTATCTAAGGACGGCACTGCAACAATTCCCGTTCTGAGAAAGTACAAGTTCCACGGAATCTATCCAACTCAAGTCAGCCCAATCCCTCTGGATTATGGTTCGACTGATACGATTGAAGAGTTCCAGGTTCAGTTCCAAGTTCAATGGTGGGATGCCTATAGAGTCGGTCAAGGAGACGCCGAATCCCCTGACCTGACAACCTGATAAATACCTTTATACACAGGGTATAATCAAATTATAAAATGGCTTCTCTTTTTGGCTTTTCAATTGACGATTCATATAAGAAACCAGCCAAGACGGTAGTCTCTC